GGGAGATGCACTGCCAGTGCATCTCCCGTTTGTAACGCAACATACAAACGCGTTTCAAACAAGAAAGAGCCCCTACCCCTGGTCTGTTAGCCAGTAGGTAGAACTCAATCGCGGTAACAAACTCCGCGAGTGATCTGGGATCTCCCACTCAGGTCAGTTAGACCCCCTCGTCCGTTTACACGGAAGAGGCTTTCCGCAGCTTGATGTTGACGGCTACGGGGCGTCCTGAACGCTCCAAGTGATCGCTGTCGACGGATGGCATACCGCCGCGCTTAAGCAAAAACTTGAGCAAGGCACCAGGACCCTCAAGAGAATTCTTGGGAATCCTAGCGGAAACTACATACCCCCTAACGAAAGGAGAATGCAGGTACTTGTCCAGACCTTGGGTTTCAAAGCCCAAGAAACTGTGACGACCTAGCACTGGGCTAGTGGGCAACACAACCGGAAAGTAACGAATCACTGACCGGATGTAATCGTCCAACCATTGGCAGGTCTTCCAGTAACCAGCGAAATATAACTGATTACGAAGAGAGACCATGCTAATGACCCCAGTAGCGTCAGACCGTTGTGTAGGTAGCAAATGACGAACTCTAACAATGGAAACGTCAGAGCCGTCAAAATACTCCCTACCGCAAGACTCACGGAACGAACCGTTCCAGAAAGACTTGCTGCCGTTAACCCTGGCACCAAAAGTGTCAAGGAGACGGACAACGGATTCCACATAATCTACAGGTACGATAATATCGTCTCCGTAGATGCGCACCTTGTCTACAAGAGTGTTTATCTCTCGAAGACTCAAAGGAGCGTTACGCGCCTCTTCGATTCCCAGAAGGACTAAGGTAAGGAATACCATGGCCTCGAAGGGAAAGCAGAGGGCGGAACCCATCGACGCGAACTTGGCTAGGGGAATAACCCCATGACCAGGTACACGAGCTTTTTCAGAACGGCATGCTTGAACAGCCTTATCCAAATGAGGCCAATTCTCGCACATCGTTCTGATGAGCTTGTTAGAGACACGGTCGGATGCTTCACTCAAGTCGAGTGTCGCTAAGGTCCCGTTTATAGACCCGTCAAGGGCCATACGCTGATTAGGCGTCTGGTCTTTGAATCCGAGCATGTGAGTCAGGTTGTTATCCTGGCCCAAACCATGCAAGATCTCAGGAAGGAGCGCCTGCTGTGCGTACTGCATAGCAGTTGGCTCAATCCCAATAATCCTGGGTGTCTTTAGCGTTTTAGGAACTGAGACTACCTTGACGGGAGTCTCAGAACCGGGTTCGAGGATGTCGATCTCGTGTAACTGGTCATAGAAACGCCAGTTAGGAAGGAGAAACTCCCCAGCGGGGAGAATTTCTTCCAGACGAGCGGTCCAAGTACGCTGGTTCCACTTTTGGTTTCCCAAAAGTTTATCAGCGGTCACGCCCGGACCATGCTTTGGCATAAGTTCAAGGTTGTAGATTTTATGGTCTACTTCCGAGAACACTCTGCTATAAAGCATATCCGACATAGATTTAAATCTGGCCAACTGTTGGTCAGAGATAGTCTTGTCGAATACTTTGACATCCTGCTCACACTCGATGTACCCACGCATAGCCTTTCTCTGCCGTGCACTAGTGCACTTAAGAGAAATCTTGCCAAACATCAACGTTAGTTGACGTATAGCAAGAATGGAATCTATGCATGGTTCGTCGAGTAACGCACCATTGTGCGTATCAAACACACGTCCGAGGTAACCTCCCAGAAATAGAGGGAGGGGTCCTCCAGTCCGAGGGTTTCTTGCGAAACCCGGGAACTGATGCGGGCACACCTGCTTCTGGTCAAGGCATTTTTCAACAGCCTTGCCAAACTCAGGTAGGGATATCGTTAGAAACGATACCCCCTCGTGTTCGGTACGCGCCATGACAGTTTTAATGTCATGGGTGGCGCTAGTGCAACATCTGATAGCCGATTCATTGGCTATCTCTTTCCAGAGTCGCAACAGGCTTTTCATTGATCCCTCCTTAAATAGAGGTGGTCAATCCTGGCCTGATGCCACAGGCAATCGATAATAAC